TTACTTAACCAATTGTTTAATATTTTGTCTAGTTTTCCCATCTTTACTTAAATATATTTTTAGTTTACTTATGTTCGTTTTAGTTGCCTGTGATTGACGTGGAAGGACCACAGTCCGAACATTCACCCCATCTTTCTTCATAATATGTTTCGTTATTTCTTGGTACAACTAATCCACTAAAATATGGATTTCTTTTATTTGGCATCATTCCATCTGTACCAGGATTCTGATAAAATGGAAATAAGTTAGGATTATCTTGGAAGAAGTTTAATAATCTTTTGTTATAAAACTCTGCTGTGTCCAATGTACTTTGTCTTAAGTATTGTAACTCATCTAAAGTAGTAGGGCTAGTTTCCTCTGACGTCCCATTTAAGATGCCTTGATTAGCGACCTTATATTTTATACTAGGTAACATTAAATAGAGCGCGTACTGCATTAAAGTAGGCCCTATGTAATCATTAAGTAATGCTTTTTCATCTGCATCTAAGTCATCAGCAATTACACCGTCTTTTAATCTTGTGTAAAACTTTGTACCTAGAGTATCTTGCATGTAAATATCCTGAGCTTGTAAAATGAACGGAGTAATATCATCCATCCTAACATTATCGTCAAGCTGAGTCCATTGCTTCATTCTTTGTTCTGAAACTAGTAATGCTGTATTTGCCATATTATTCGTTTGCTATATTTGTTATGTTTTCTTCTACTGCTGGATCATCTGCATCTGTACCTATAATCATTGGCACTGGTTCTACTTCTAACCTAACATTATATCCTGCAAGGTTTAGTAAATATCCGTATGTATCTAAAACTTTGCTTTGTTTTGGTCTTACGACTGTATTCATAAAGTGAGAATACGAAGTGATTATTTCATCCGAGTTAGATGAGAAACCTGCACCATCTTTGATACCGAGGAGTAAAGGAGATGTAATTCGATGAGCAGTAAGGATGCGAGAAGTTATCCTTGCCTCGAGAGTAATGTAATAATCATCATTCGCATTCTCTATAGGAGTAACTTGTAATTCCTTTCCTGGTTCAGAGAACGCTAAAAAGAATCTACCCGCATTTTCTTCACCGCTAAACGTATCATCTATCTCATTATAAATATCTCTACGTTCTTCTGGTGAAGGAATTCCATTTCTAAACTGTACAAACATAGACGGAGCTAATCCATTTGAAATGTTTGCATTATGGAATCTACTTACACGAGCATCAAGTTGTATATCATTAACACCACCAATATATGCAGGTAGTGGATAAACATCATTACCAGGAGTATAGTTCATACAGTAATAAATTTGACTTGCATTATCTTTTTTATTATCTGTAGCATCAAAAGCTTTATACTCTACTGCTTTATGTTTTCTAATCTTTTCCCAATCAGAGCAATACCAATAAGATGTTACTTTATCTTCCTCATTAGGTTTTCCGCTTCTTACATTAGCAAAAGGTATATGATAGATCTCTGCAATTCTTGTTCCTTCTTTATTCCAAATAACATTTACAGAATAACCACCGTATAGTGTATAATCTAATGCAATTTTAGAAAAGATATCGTTAATTGTTTCTCCATCGGTATTGATATACTCAACACCATAATCTTTAATTCCTTCTCCGTATATTCCATCCTTAATTGCATCAATACAAGTATGGTTCATTGCTGAGGTATCATATAACTCAATAAGTGTTTGTGGGAATAGGTTATCTAATCCAAACTTAATGTAATCTTTTCCTCTTTGTTCTTGGATAATTGGTAAATCAATAGCTTCAAACTTAGAGCCTTTGATCGAATATAATCCTTCTGGGTTTGTGTTTCTCATATTACTTTTTAATAATTAGGTCTATAGTAAACCGTACTTTCTCTTTCTTCGTTATTACTTACATAATCAACTGTTCCTAAATCTCCTCCTGGATCTGTTATAAGTTTTACAAAGCCACTATAAATTACAGCGGTAGCAGTTCCTAAGGTCCATGAGTAATAACCGTTTGTATGTTTATCTTTAAAGTTAGGATCTTCAAAATTAACGTTTACAGTAAATTGCATATATCTTTCGTTTTCTGTAACGAGTGTTGATTGAGGTGCTTGATACTGAGGGTTAATAATAGGTGTTTGGGAATATTCACTAGTCATCTCAAATACCCAAGTTGGATCAAATGGTGTATGTGGGTTATTAACAAAAAGTGTCATTAAAGTTCCATCAACAGTTGTAGTCATATCTTAACCTTTATTTATACTAAGAAATATAATTTCTCAAAGAGTTGTACGTACCTAATATATATTGTATGGAAAAAAGATTAAAGTTTGGTGAATTTAGTTGCAATGTCACGCAAAAGCTTAACGGATTAGATGATCCTATAGTAAAGTTAGTGTTAGGTCATATAGGTAATTTAGATTGGAATGATTATAAACTATATGTACATGGAAGCATTTTAAAGGACTCTCCAGCAAATGATATAGATTTAACTATTACTGGTCCACAAGATCCTACACGAGTTAACTACCTTCTTAGAGAATGTATTAAGATAGGTTATAGTTATGATGTACAAGTTGACATTAAGTATCTTTTAAGTGGAGAGATCTTTGATTACGAAACCCACAAACCGGGTGAAACCCACACGGTTACGCATGCTCACTATAAACCACAAATAGAACTTAACGGTAAAGTATTTAAGTATGCAAAATCTTTTAATGGTTATTGGATTAATCAAAAATCATTTCCTACTAAAAAATCTCATCTTAGTCCACATTCACCACAGTTAATTCAATGGCACTAAAAAAGGGTACCTAAATTAATAGATACCCTTTAATATTATTTATTGTAATTGCTTATGCTTCTACAATAGTGCTAGTAACTTCGAACATTGGATCTTCTTCCATTCCACTAATTACTAATTCATATCCATTTCTGTCACCATAAGCGGTACCAGATAAAGATGAACCTGACGTCATAAACGCACCTCTCTTAACTCCAACTGAAAAGAACTTTTCATTGTTGTCTTTGAAAACAACGACCATGTTAGTTGCTTGAGCCATCAGTAAAATCTGATCTCTCTTTACAGCTTCCATTTTGTTGAATATCATTGTAAGAGCTTGGTCATAAAATACTGTACCATTCTCTTGAGATACATTAATCGTTTCGGTAGCAGAACTAGTTTGTCTTGGAACTTCGAACTCAAAAAAGTCACTAGGCGTTAAAGCGGAACCACCTACAGTTATTGCTGTGATAGTACCGGCGGTTTCAGTAATAGATTCAACTGGTCCATTAGCGATAAAGATTTTATCAATACCACCGTTAGAGTCGTTACAGTCTAAAGTGAAACCTGCTGTTAAATTGCTACATGCCATAGTTTACTTGTTTTTTTTAGTTTTTAGTTATTAAGCCAAGTCGTTAGTTCCGAATTGATCTACTTGAGATACTGCTACACCTAATCTCCATTTAGCGATGAATTTTACAACATCTTGTCCTTTATCATAAAAGAACTGTACTGTTGACATATCATCCTCTAAACCTGTACCTGCAACAATCATTGAACTTGGTCCTGCACATACGTAATCAGATCCAGTTAATCCTGAAGTCTTTACTACTTTAATGTTAGCACCTGGTAGTTCGAAAGATCTTCCGTCACCTTGGTCATAGTGGTAATAGTTCTGAGCAACTAAAGCTCTACGTAACGTGTTAAAGTTAGCAGGTGATACGATCATAATTAAATCGTCTCTGTCTTTACTTGCTTCATTTACTGCATCAAAGATATTTAACGCTTGCTCTACAGCATTTGTTAAAGTCCATGCAGCAGGAGCAGCAGATAGTGTTGCACCGTTTGCAGATGTTACTTGGTCCTTAATACCAGTTCCTGTACCATCTCCGTCTACTAAGTAAGCTTCGTTATACTTAGAGATTCTTTTTACATAGTAATCAGCAATTACTTCCTCGAAAGGTACTGATTCTTGGTTTGCACCTGCACTCATTCTCTGAGATAACCAGTAAGATCTAAGATCTTCTGGACATAGGTCCATTTTTACTTGCTTATCTCTAATAGTAATATCTACCTGAGAAAAAGCTACATCGCCTGAAGGATTCCATCCACAAGCTAAGTCAGCGACATTTAAATCACCGTCCATTAAATTGATTGCTACCGTACCTGCACTCAATCCACTTCTTATGTCAACATATTCCATTAGGTCAGTATTCAATACCGCCTTTGCAATAAGATCCAATGAAGTTTCATCCGTGTAAGCCGTTAACGCTGTTAAATCAAAAGCCATAATTTTTATTGTTTTTTTAGGGTTACTTTTTTGCTTTGCGGATTTCTACTAATCTTTGTAGTCTCGCTTCTGCGTTTGTTTGTTTGTTTTGTAAATTTTCTGAGAAGGTGTTACGTACCTTTTTTCCTGCAGGCTCATCAGCCACAGACTCAAATCTTTCTGAAAGAATTGTTAACTTTTCTTTCATTTCTTTTACTTCCTCAGTGTAAGGTTTTAGTGCATCCATCAGTTTAGTTAAAAGTTCTTCGGCGTCAAAATCTTTTTTGATTTCTTCTTCCTTAATAACTTCTTCCTCAAATGTATCTTCAGCTTCACGAGTTGTTTCCTCAGAACCTTTTTCTTCCACATTTGTGATTTCTCCACTTTCACCTACAGTGATTAGCATACCTGATGTTGTTTCATGTTTTCCAGCAGGTGCAAAAGGATCTTCAGAGGCTCCTTCTCCAGCTCTCACGTACAGAATTGCTCCTGCTTGTAATTCACCTTCGGTATAAACCTCAGTACCATCAACCAAAGTAGCCTCAGCCATTTTGATTTTAGTTTCTTCTTTTACAACTTCTTCTTCCATTTTAACAACAGTGTCAGTCGGAGCTCCGAGCAT